TCAAAAACACCTGCAGAAGTAAATGCGGTTTATCGTTATACCCGCACATGGGATGACGAACAAATGAAGCCTATCCTTCTCGCCACTCACAAACGTCTTGAAGAGCTAGAAAAAGAAAAGGCATCTGCTAATGAGCCACCCTCTTTAATGGTTCAAATCCAAACTGCACCAGACCTTACAACGCTAGATGCTTTGGAAATAGACGTGGCTGCACGAGATCCGCAGATTCAACCGAAGCTAATGGGGTATGTGAGAAAACGCCGCTATGAATTAGAGAATCCTACACCTACTCAACAAGAATCTCCCCCTGATTATTTATTAGTGGACGGTTTCTAACATGAAAGATCAGTACAAGAAAGTGAGCCAAAAACACATGCTTGGTTTTATGTACTACTTGCAATTGCTGGGCTACGTAATAGTCCGGCAAGGCATGGATCAAGCAATGTTTCTAACCAAACATTATGCGGTACCAGTCGCTTGGCGCCGCATAACGATCGACTATCACAACCGTTTAAATAAACCGGCACAACAACTTTATAAAGAGTTTGTTGAGTGGACTAAAGAAGAATATTTGAGGGCTTAGGTAATGATTGATCTAAATAAAAAAAGAGAAGCTTTTGAAAGATTTCATGCCAAAGAATGTAATTGCAGTTATGAAAGTTTAAAACGTCAACTAGATAGACAAGAGGCACTAACAGGACACAGATATTTACCAACTAGTCCTCGTCATGAAGCTTGGTTGATTTGGGATGCCGCATGGAATGACGCCAGTGCTCAGGTGTTGCCAACTTGGATCAGTGTTAAAGATGAAGAGCCACCAACAGACACTATGGTTTTAATTTGTTGGTCAGACTCACCGGATGTTCAACCAGAAATTGACTATATGACCTGTGATGAAGACTTAAATCATATTTGGGCAAATTTTGAGATAGATCCACCAACTCATTGGATGTACTTTCATAAAGTGCCAAGCGAATCGGGAGCTAAGGGATGAGTGACTACATGCACATGACTCTTGAGCAGCTTCAGCAAGAACATGCCGAACTTCTTATGTTTAATGAAGAGTTGGATCGTCGCTGCAAAGCTCACAAAGCAGATGCACAAAAATATCAAACCAAGTGTTTTCACATTACAACGCTATTGTTAAATCCAGTTGATCAAGACATGACTTTGAAGGCAATCAAGACAGTGATTGAAAGGGTTGGTGAGGGATGAGTGAATTTAATTCTATCAAAGTGCGGTTAAAGCTCTCTATTGGCTTCGTTATTGCAAATCAAGAAGAGGATGTATTACTTAGCGACTACATTTCAGAAGATGAATGGAATGCACTAGGTTTCTTTGAAGAGCAGGAATTTGTTGAAAAGGAAATCTTAAACGAATGGGCAAATGAATATATAGAGAAGTGTGCTGAGGTGTTGGAATGAATGGTCTCGATTTTGAGCAACTTTATCTAATGGCCATCATGAATAGTAAAAAGCCAAAGTACGTTTTGAATTGGGTTCATGTATCCAGACATGGGCCAGGTGCGACAAAAGCTACAGAAATTTGTGAATATTTTGGGATAGATCCAGAAGGCACTGATTTTAGAAAAGCGGAAAGTAAGGAGGGGTGAAATGTCTAAGTTAGATCAAATGTCAGAACAGGAAAAAAAGGAGCTTTTAGAAGAATTCCTAGAAGCCCCATTAGAAAAGAGTTTTGGTCAGGAAGCGGTAGCATTGTTTTTGAAATGCTCTACTCATACTTTGCAAGCTATGCGTTGTAATGGTAGCAGCCTACCTTACTCAAAAGTCGGCAGATGTGTTGCCTATCAAAAGGCAGATGTGCTGGCATATCAAGCTTCAAAGAAAGTATTTAATACGGCTCAACTGGCAAGAGCTAGTTAG